TAAGGAACCTACTGGGATGGAGATAGTCCCCGTGGTGCCCGAACGTGTGAACGTGACGTTACCGCCCGCGAACAAAGCAGGTCGACGGAAGATGACCGCAGGTAGTATCTCGCGAGCGCGTGCGTCCAAGTCAGAGCCCGTGGCCTTGCCCAGGTCGAACAAGCTACGAAGGCGTGCCATCTGAACGTACTGCTCTGCAGCCTCGTTAGCAGCAGAAGCCAGTACGTGGAAAACCGCACTGTTGCGGGTCAACCCAACAAGACGCGAGCGAGATACTACACGCGCAACGGACTCGCGTAGGATCTGAACTCGGTTTCTAGGAGAAAAGATAGGCACTAGCTATTACCTTCCGAAGCGGAACCAAACGGCAGTACCAGCGTCGCGCCACTACGTTGCCCGCTCACAATGGGTGTGATTTCTTGAGTTAGCAATCCAGTCGAGCCATCGTAAACCACGTTGCTGGATTCAATGCCGCTCACCCGTGAGTCCGCCAAGAGCGCTTCACGTAGGATGATGGAGGCCATAAGCACGTGCTGTGTGGTCCCCTTGGTCCCTACGTTCCGGCGAATACCGATGTCCGGGAGAAACGTAGTCTCCCCTCGCTCTATGTTGACGGTGATCTCTGTGCCTTGCACGATGTTCGGTACGCCACCTACTAACTCAGCGTCCAGGCTGTCTCCTGTTTCGGAAACTGCGATGTCGAACTGGCCTGTCTCGGCGAGTAGCTTTCGGTCAAGTGCTAAGTCGATGCCGTACAGTGCTTCCTCAGGACTTAGGAAGTCGACGAGGCCCTTGCCCGTCGAGCTGTTCACGGCGGTCGTGGAAGGCACAAGGATGGTGTCTCCTGGTGCGAGGATGCCTGGCCCGCCGCCTGACGCGATGTACGGCGCCCTAAGGTCGTTTAGCACCACGATAGCCTCGGGGGTCGTGTTCGCCTTCGTGGCAATGCTCTCAATCGAGTCCGTAGCGCGCACAAGCACCTCGGACAGACCAGACTCCCTAGGGATGACCAGACCGCTTAGGCGTCCACTGGAGCCTCCCACAGTACGTGTACGCGTGCCTATGGTTGTGCCACCAGAACCGTTAGCACCTGGTGCGCTTGCTCCTCCCCCACTGGAGACGTCTGCGCGCGAAGCCGCAGACTCACCTTCGAAAAAAGCCTCGATCTTTGCGAACGTGTTCTCGAACTTCTCCCCATACATAGCAATATGGTCTAGCGAGGACTCAAGACGCCGGATACTGCGAGCATTCTCGTGGAGTACCCCAAAGGTCGCATTGTCCAGGGAGTCGATGAGGCGGTCTCCTGCGGTCGCTAACGAGTCGGTGGTTGTCGCGACAATCTTTAGCGGTAGGTTGATAAGGTCTGTTGCCCCTGAGATGAGTCCTCCTACGGCATTTAGTATTTGGCCTGCGCTTAGCAAGACTGTCTGGATATTCGCCACCTTCCGCCGAATAGCAGAAAGGTTCGCTGTAATCTCTGCAAAGGCTGCACGGCCATCGTTGAATGCTTCGTTGATGTCTCTGAGCGCATCTGTGAAGTTCCACTCGCTCTCGTCGACAACGGGTACCAGGCCGCTAACGATGCCGTCACCAATAGTGGTTAGCTGAATGCGGTACTCGAAGTGCACGCGGTTCTTGGAAGCGTCCCTTGGTGAGGTAAATACCCTAGGTACCACTACGAAGTGGTCGTCCTCCCCCAGGACGTGGAAAATCATAATGTGGTGTGCGGATGTTTCTGGATCCTTTTTCAGGATGGAGTACGCACGGAAGAAGTTTCGGAAGGCATTGAAGTGGGCCGTGCCGCTGATTGCCTGGCCGTTGCCCTGTACACCTTGGAATCCTGCGGCTCTCTTCTCTGAGAGACCGAATGTGCCTTCAATGGTGATGTCCCTGGTGATGATTCCGTTCTCTTCTGCGGAGACGGTGTTCGCTGCGGTAGGGGTGAGCGTTTGTTGGAACGGCTCTGACAGGTCGTATTTAGTAGGGTTTAGCGGGAGAACGAACACACCGTTTTCGATGTTCTGGTTGTTACGCAGGTCGTAGATTTCGAAAACGAAGCCCTGGCGAAAGCTGTTCCGTAGATCGCTAATAGCTGCAGAGGCGCCGCCAGGCGTAGTTACTACGAACTGGTTTGTAGCTATCAGAGCCTCTGCGGATGACAGTGAGCTTGCGAACGTGTCCATGACGTGGAGTTTACGCTAGGTCTGGGATTAGCTCCACGGGGCCCCTAACGAAGTTGTGCCTGTTCGGTAATGAGCGTCAATCGCTGTAGCCCAGGCGGCCCCTGCTGCTGTGTGCGTGGGGTAGATGACCGCGGCTAGCGCTGTGAGTATCGGCGGGGCAGGCGGGGGCACCCCTGGCGGGAGCATTCCACCTGCTAAGGCTGCAGAGTGTGCTGCTACTGCCAGCGAGAGCACGGCTGCTGCTGTTCCTGGTACGGACATACCTAGACAGGCTGTTTCGAACGCGGTTTTAGCAAGTGCGCTCGTTGTCGTCGGGGGGACAACTGCCTGAGAGTAGTTTGTTAGCACCTGGCCCCAGTTACTAACAGCATCGGCTTCGGTATCCCCTGGGTCTTCGAACAGCGCCTCCAAAGCACCTGCTAGGTCTGTAGGTAACTGAAGCGGCACTAGAACAAGACCTTAGCAACTCGCGATAGCAGCGTGGTGCCCATATCGATAACGGTAGCTGCAGTCATAGGCGGACCTGAAGGGCCCGTACCAGTAGCGTGCGTGTGTGCTCGGTACTCGTTTAGGAATGAGTTGAAGAACGAGCGAAAGCCGTCACCTAGGATCACAGCTTCGGTTGCTCCGGCACCTAAGTCGATTCGTAGCTGGGTACCGTCCCTGAACACTTCTAAGACGTCCTCGTCGTTGCCCATGGAGATAGTAAGTCGCTGCGTGCCCTTCACTCGGAAGCGTACGTCACCGCTTGGCGCTGTGGGTGCTTCCGTGGCTGGGTCGGAGTAGGCACCTACGGTATCGATTAGTAAGTCACCCTGTTCGTTCACTCGGACTTCGGTCCCGTAGTGATGGCTGTAGCTCTCGTTGAGCTTCGGGTTACCGCGTGTAGCAACTTCGCCTTCCCGCCAGCCTGGCCCTGAGGTGAGTACACGGTTGCTGCGCTCGTGCGTGATGGCTCCTCGGATGATGGGGGAGTCCACGTTCTTCTCGATGAAGTCGATGAGCACCATGTCACCGTCGGTGTCGCCTAGCTGGGTCGCTGGGCTGGTAAAGGTACCTCGTGCGGAGACAGTCCGCTGCAGGTTCAAGGGGATACCGCTGTTTGTGATGTCCCTTGTGGAAGGCCTAGGAAACCATAGGTTTGCTGCGTTGTTCACGCCGTGCTGTTGCTGGATAACAGGCACGCTCTTGATGGAAAACTGGTTGTTTACCAGAACAACGTCACATTCTACGGATACGCCGCGAATGTTTGCAGGATCATCCACAGTACGGGTATTGACTACCAAAGCTCGGTAGGGCGCTCGGTATGGGTCTAACACCATAGTGCGCGCCTTGGTGCGGTCCCGCACATCGATTCCAGACTGGACAATGGGCCCACCCCGAATGCGTTGCGGTTGGTATCTGTGATCGTCAGCCATTAGAAGCCCTCATCTTCGCCAAGTCCCGCGAGTGGGTCAAAGTTCTCTGACAGATCCAACCCTTCAATGGGTTCGCCTCTCTCAAGGCTGCGTTGACTTAGTATGACAGTGCCTGGCTCTGCTGTAACAACGGTGGGCGCAGAGTCTGAGAACGACTCAATGATCGGGAGCATTCCTGCATCGGGAGCGCTCCGCTCGGTGGGGTCGCTGTAGAGAGAGCTATCCAGGTCTGAACCAAGGGACCTTTGCGCGGTCTCGCCGCCCGACGCGGTGAAGCCGTCGCCTTCCCCAATGAAGCCCTCTCCGCGTCTTCCCTCAAGGAGAAGCAGCGCCCTTGGTGTCTCTGGTACGATAAACGAGCACCCTTCTGCAAACAGGTCCTCGATTTCGTTAGGGGAGGCATCTTCCGGAATGAAACACATTTCCCTGGCTGTCAGTGCCGCGGGGCTCTCGTACGTAGCATACAAGTCTTCTAGCAGGTGCTCATCTTCGTACTCTCCGCGAGTTACGGTAAGCGTGGTCGTGCCTGCGTTAGGGTAGCTCCAGCCAGTGTCTACGCCCTCACAGTAGTACGTGATGTTGCCCTCAGCTCGCTTCTCTTGAATGCGCTCCCCAATGCGAATCTCAGGCATGGCTCGCGAAGTTACTAACTGGCCTGACAGCTCGCGAGGGGCAATGCTAAACCAGTCATGCACTTTCTTGAGCCAGTTCGATGCTAGACGTAGGAAGTCGAACTCGGAATCCGTGGTGCTCTCTGGGTTAGCAAGTACGTTCCTCGCTTCGCGGAAGGGTAGGTACTTCGATGTCAGATCATGACGGCGTAGTCCGTGCCGCTGGATGCTCTGTTCGTTGAAGATGGGCATGTCTCCAGGGCGCCCTGGTACTACGCCTGGCAGACCTGCTTGGAGTAGCGCAGATACATTGAATGCGTCATTTCCTACTCCCTTGAGGGTCAACGTCCAGTAGTTGAATCGGTTGGCTGATCCGCCCTTAGCAACTTTGTGATCTTTGATGTCGCTGGGCTCTAGTACACGAGTACGTAGCCTGTCCCACGAAGAACGATCTGTGACTCCTGTGGCGGAATCGAACGTAGGAAAGGGGCGCTCTCTAAAGTAGACCACGGGCTTTAGCTTATCAAAGCCCCTGAAACGGCCGTCGGGACCTAGATCTACAAACAGCTCGTTGAGCCCGCCGTTCGCGTACTCCTGCATGATGTCCCAGAGCTTACCAGTCTGGTCCAGCGTGAATAAAGTAGGCGCTGCTGTGAACCCGTTTGTTGCGGTGTTCATCTCCTGGATCTGACGAAGACTCAAGATGTTACTAAAGAAACCACCACCTAAACCAGGCGGAAGCGCCCACTGCTGTTCAGCTCGCTCCTGGTTAGCTACCCAGGTGTGGATAAGCAGGCGGATGAACTTCTCAGGCGTGCCCTCATAGGACTGCAAAGCCGTTTCATTCAAGTTAGCGAGGCTGAGTACAGCCCTTTGCGGACTTCCGTGGATGTTGACGAACAGCTCTGTGGTCTCGAAAACCTTGCCAAAATCTCGACCTGTGATCGTGTACGTCTCGTCCTGCGCGCCCTGTCCCGTGCGCATGTCCGACTCTTGAGCCGAGTCGATATTGCCTAGCATTAGGTCGAAGCGCTGGCCGTCCACTTCCATGACAATCTTGACCCACACACCTTCGGGGTCTTTCCACAGTCGCCGCAGCGCTGAGACTGGACCGAACGACGAGGGCTTCTTGATTGTGATTGTGAACGTACCGCTGGCAGCGCCTAACTTCTTCGAAGTGCTAACCCCGATAACGTCTCCTAGCTCCGGATGAGAAGAGATCGGCTCCTCACTACTGAATCCGTTGTCGGCGAACGTGTAAAACGCGACAAGACACCTGGTATGGGTGCCTTGGTTGTAGGTTGTTCGTTCTTGCCTAGGCATAGCCTGTTATCCCATAGCTAGAACGCCCTCACCACTGGCGGACTCGTTCTCCATGCCATCTGCTGCATGGAAGAGCATACGGCCCGCTCCGCGAAGCGTTTCGGACACCGAAGAAACTGGGCCAGGAGCACCAACACTAACGGGCGCGCCCTTACCTCCTGTCAGCTTGGGGTGTGTAGGCGCGTCTGACCTGAAAAGGTCACCCGTTAGAGTATGCAAGGCGTCGGTGGCTGTCTCCGTAGCAGTATCTAGCATTACGTCTGCGGACTCTCCTGTTATGTTTGTAATGACCCGACGAAAAGCTTCTCCAGCATCACCAGTGACCATAGCGATGAGTGCCTCTATGCCTCCCTCTTGGAACACCGCGACAGCGCTAGTCAGGTAGTTGATAACATCAGTGATGCCCTCGGCTACCGTGGTCAGGATAGGCCGCAGCATTGCCAGCTCAGCATTACGAACTTTGATAGCTGTGGCTGACACAGAGGCACCTAGGTTTGCCTGCGCATTTTGGTAGCCTGCCTCTCCTGCAGCGACACCGTACGCGCCAGAAAGCGCACTCCTGCGCTCTAGGAAAGCATCACCCTCTTCAGTACCAGTACCCTCACCAAAGTTTCCTGAAAACCTAGCCAGGTCCCGCGCTTGAGGTACAGATATCTGCCCGCCCATGAAGGTAGGCATGACCGTCTCCATAAGGTGCATACGCCCTTCTTCCGTGCCTGACATGCCGTTTAGCATACCTGCCATGTCGCTCGTAAACGAGTCAGGGTTGCTCTCTATGTACTCCCGGGCTTCGTAGTAGGACCGGGTAGTACCAAAGCCTGCAGCACGAAGCGCAATAGCAGAGATACCATCGTCCGTAGGGCGCCAGGTACGCGTAGCCTCAGCGGTGGACTGAGTCACACGAGAAGCGCGCTCCCCTGAGAACGACTGCCCCATACCTGCGAAGCCTCGCTGTAGGCTCAGAATGGAAGCTAGATTGACGTTTGCTCCAGCAAGTCGGCTGGTCTCTAGTGTGCTTGTAGCGGTTTCAATGAACTCGCTGAGCCTAGATTCACGTATACCACTGGCCATCCCTGCAGCAATCGCAGCGCGCATGGCCATACTGCCCTGCATACCTATGTCACTAGAGCCCGCTCTTCCTGCGTTCTGGGCGCGCAAGATGCTAACAGCGCCTCCGCGGATACCTCCTAGGTTCTGTGCATCTAGTGCTGTATTAGCTATGTCTGCTGTTAGCGAATCGCCACTCAGAGCCGCGTTTTGGGCGAACTGTCCCGCTTGGGCGTGAGCTGCGCCCCTATTCAGCCCGAAGCTGGTATATGCCTTCTCCGCTGCAATAGACCGACTACCTAAGGCGCCTGTGCTTTGCGCCATCGCGGTCTGTTGCGCTGCGTAGATACCGTGATAGCGCTGCATGCTATTCAGCACACCAGACATTAGTCCGCCTACAAAAGGGATACCTGCTACGGCCTGCGAAAAGAACCCGTCACCCGACGCAGCTGCTCTACCTAGTCCACCCAGGTAGGTTCCTACGCCCGTAGCAGCTGCTCTGTTACCAAAAGAAGGACCGCCGCCTGAGCCGCCTGAGCCGCCTGAGCCACCCCTACCTTGCTGCGCTTGCTGCAGTTGCCGCATTTGCCCAGAAAGGCCTGTGATTGCCCGAACAAGTGTAGGGTTCTGAGAACCTCCTCCTCCACCGCCACTAGCACCACCCGCACCACCCAGGCTGCTTGTGGCTTTACCGAAGCTTTCGACTGCTTTTACAAGACCATCGACGTTCTGAGCCATGCGGCTAAGAGAACGCTCGAAGTTCTCCAGCATATCGTCGTCAAACACACGCTTGAGGGTGTTCCCTAAGCCTTTGACCTTCCGATCATCGACTGCAACCTCAATCGTGGTTTGATGACGTGTTTGCATGTTTCTACCTTGTTGATTCTTTGTCTTCGGCAGTCTCTTCGAGTTCTAAGGCGTCAAACTCCGGAATACCTGTCAAATGCGGTCTGTCTGCAATCGCGGCGCCTTCTTCTCCGCTGACTACTTCTTGGCGGTCCTCTACGTAGTGCTCATGTAGATTCACGCCTTTGCGCTTGGCTTCGATAGCTGTAGCGGCGTTGATAGCCTCAACAGCTTCACGCACCGTCGCCCGTAAGAGTCTCTCGTCGTTTGGCGGGAGGCTGAACTTCTGACCCCAGAGGTGCCTCAGCATCTCCAGGTCGTACTCCTTGTGCTCCAGCTTCCTCGCGTACTCCGCTACGCTCGTCCTCTCCTCCGTGAAATCGTGCTTCATAATCGAAGCACCTCCCGTAAAGGTCCATGTAGGGTTTCATGTCGTACCCGTTGATAGGGTCCCACCAGTCGGGCTTACGAGCCTGATCATTAAATTCAATAGCCACCGTGAGGTACGCGATGACTTCAACAGCTAGCGCAGCGTTGGGGTCTGCGGCTGCTCCTTGTGGTAGGTAAACAGACTTGAGTGCGCCCATGCGAATCTGTGCACCGATGGTAGGTACGTTGAACAGGAAACGACCTTTATACCGCTTTTTGTGTTTACCAACGACGTCGATTTCGAACCAAGTAGCAGCCGTTAGCTTCTCAGCAACAGCCTTCTTTTCTTGTGGTTCTTCGAGTGCACGAAGTGCCTCTTCTGGGTCTACTAGCTTCTTCATAAAGTACTCCTTAGGGCCCTGAGTCTTGGGCCCTAAGGAACATACTACTGGATCTCGGATTCGTCGCGGATACGGATAGCGACAAACTCAACGTCGGTCATGATAACGCTTCGGTTACCGATATTGATGCTGTACCGAGTGGCTTTCACCCGCTCGATGTTAGCAAGTACCAGCCCTGTCGAAGGCATCTCAATGGTGGCCGTAGCCTCCCCGCGCGTGATGATTTCCTCAAGCGTGGGGAAGATAACGATACCTTCATGCTTTTTGATGCTGTTCGTTTGGAGACGAACCTTCTGCGCACTGAAAGTAACGCGGTACGCCGTGGGGACGTGCTCCGCGACATCGAACTGGCCAAGCGGTTCAATGGGTTCGTGTGCAATCTCTTCCGAGTAGTTGGCCCCTGTGGCGTAACCCACAGGAACGCCATCGAAGTAGAACCTAACTACGGCGCCTGATAGCGCCAATCCTCGTGATGCCATGACAGGCTCCTATTAGGCAGCCGCGCGAAGCGGTACCAAGTGAACGGTTGCAAGAATGAAGTTGATTGGCGTGACAGGCGCGATTTCAACGCTTAGCAAGAAGACGTCACCTACCTGTTCTACGGTGAGAGTTTCGAGCTTGTAGGCCGCGATGATCCCGTCCTTGACCTGCCGCTCCAGTGCATCGGCAGCGAGGCCCTTGATGACGCCAACACTGGCAATCAGGCCACGGTCGCCAATCTTTTGGTCAACAGACTCTCGAAGGTTGAATGTCGAAGCGTTCGCCGACTCGTTGGCGCTCATTTCAACGAAGACGAGGTTGTTGGACTGCAGGTGAGTCGTCACCGAGCGAACCCAGCGAATGCCCTTGCCGTCCTTCTTTTCGCTAATCATCGCGCCGCCATCGATTAGCAAGTCACCGTTGTTCTCTCGGCTCCAAGAAGCGTCGTTACGGACATCGACTGCGTTGATGATTTTACGGGTGAGTGGCTCTCCAATAGGCGAGCCAGCCTGCATACCTGCCGCGATACAAGCCAGGAAGTGCGGGGCGAACCAAGTGAACTCGCCCGTGACACTGTGCAAGCGCTTCACTTCTTCGCTGATAGCGCTGAGGTGTCGCGTATTGAGTGCTTGGGTCTGGGCCAGGAAGTTCGTAAGAGTCTCACCGCGACCAGCAGCAGTACCAATACCAACATATCCATTCGCCTCGCTAGCACCTGCACCCGCGCGCCAGATCAAGTGCTCCAGCAAGAGCGAGTGAACCGCAGGGTCTTGGGAAAGAACAACAATCGTGTTTGCCCGTCGCTTGCGCAGCAAGTTGAAAGCAGCCTGCCACTCGGCAATCGTAGTCACGCCTTCGATACCACCAGCTAGGTAAATCGAAGCGATAGAGTTAGCAGGTACAGCACCAGCGCCTACAGCCCGCTCCGCTGTTACCAGCTGCGAGTTTTGGTTGAGAGCGTTGATGAACGTGTTTAGGTCTGCTGTGAAAGCAGCAGTCGCCAGAAGCGAAACCGCAGGACTGTAGTCCAAAGCAGTAACAAGCAACGTGGTTGCGTCGGTTGCTAGAGGGAACGCAGTCATGCCCACAAGAGCATTCAAGCGATCAGTGAGTCTCCGGACAGTCCGGAAGGTAGAGGCTGGTGCGCTGACTGCGTTGATGGCCACCGTAACAGTGCGTGCGACTGCGAAGTCTCCAAGTGCCAGAACCCGAAGTTCGCCCGAGAAGGTGGTCGCGCCTACAACAGGCGTAGTGCCCGCGGTCATGTCGAACACTTCGCCCTGGTTTGCGCTTGCTGCGCTGAGTCCGAAGAGCCCAACGTCGCCCGCTGTGTTGGTATCGATAGAGACCGTAGCTACCCCTCCCGCAGGTGAGTTAGTAAGTAGCACCACGCCGCGTGCTAGCACTGCAGCGGCCAGCGAAGCGATAGCGTTAGCGCCCGTGTCCTCAAGGGCCACAGTACCTGCAGCCGCAGCGCTAAGCGTAACGCCTAGGACCTTCGTCCAGTCTGTGCGCGCCGTGAGTACAGCCGTCGTGCCGTTCAGTGCGACAGTCTCTTGAACTGCCACGCCGCCAGCGATGCCGTAGACCGTCGCAGACTGCGTAGTATCCGCCGCGTTGTCGGACTCAAGCGAAACAGCGCTAGGGAACCCCGCAGGGGCCGTGGCTGTCATCTCAGCGCCCAGACCTGTCTCGGCCTTGGTTGCTGCAGCTACGAAGCCTGAAGCAGAGACAGCACCCGTGATAGTATCAAAGCCGTCAGCGCCTGGTGTGTAGAGCAGCGTAAACGCCGGCTCGCCTCCAACGTCATCGAAAGTCTCGACCGTATCTTCAAAGGTGACGACAATTTGCTTACCTTCCGTAGTACCTGCGGCAACGTCGATAGAGATTTGTACCGTGCGCTGGCCGTAGTCGCGCGCAAAGATCACAGCAGAGTCGTTAGACCCCGCATCGACAAGCGTAACTGTCGACTGCGTAGCAGGGTTTACCTTGATGGGGATGATCTTCTGAGCACCACCAGGGATGGCTTCATCCTGCGAGGGGTTGAACGCCATAAGCGCTCCTTCGCGTAGGTCTCCAGAAACATATTGATTCTGAACGGACTGCGGGTTAGACAGGTCGTTCTCGACGCTGACCGTAAGTGGTTGTCCACCTTCGGCAGTGCCTAGCAACGCTACGATACCAACGGCACTAGGGCCTGCGGCGTCGAGCGCTGTAGCGTCGATTTTAGTTGCGGTTTGGGGGACAACGATACGCCGTCCATTGAAGAAAACACTGGTAGCCATGGGTAGTCCTCCTTATCCTCTAGGGGTTGCTTTGAAAGCTTCAAAAGCCGCATCCCATTGGGCGCGGGTTAGTTGTTTGTACTCAAGCAAAATGCCTTCTGAGAACAGAAAGGCCTTCACCAGGGGGCTGTCGAGTTGCGTACGGAAGGCTTGCTGAATCGTAAGAACAGGCTCCCGATCAGGTAGCGCTGTGACAGGCTTTCGGCCTGCTTTCGTTGATACGCGCCTAGGTAGCTCGACTTCCGCGGTAGCCACTTCGCCGACTGGAACCCGAAGCGGCTCCTTCTCAGTTTTTCGCCTGCTCATTTCACTCTCCCTGAATAAAAGTCTTTACCTGGCCCTGGAGGCCGTCTACATTCACGTCATCGCGGTAGATACCGCCTACTCGAAGCTTAGAACCGTCCTTATGCTGCATAAGCTTGGGGATGGACTGAACCACTTGGAAACTCACTGTTAGAACTCGGGCAAACACGTTGTCCGGAAGATACATCTCTTCAGGGTTTAGCTCGCCCCCTGAGAAGGTCATTCCTACGAGCCCAGCGCATTTTAGCGCCTCACGGCCCCCAAAAAGGATGAACTTAGCAAGATGATAGAGGTAGAGCGTTTGGTCTGGATTCTGGGCAGCTACGTAGATAGTTACGTTCTGATCGAAGAAGCCGCCAACGTACTCCTGCGCCTCGCCTCCTGGTGCGTTTTCCCCTGGCAAAGTCTGGCCAAGGTAGTCTCCCATGAGGTTGGTGTCCGACTCAGCGTCGCTCGACAGAACGACCGAAAAGACAGGCCAAGATCCTGTCGTACGTGGGTACCCCAAAATGACCCTTGGTGGGTTCGTTTGGAAGTTACTAACGTATGAGTCTCTTTCTTCGCTTTCTGCCTCAAACGACGGATCGAAAAAGTGACTGAAGAACCTAGTAAGTTCAGATTCGTCCGCAGCAAGGCGGTCAACCTCGTCCTTCAGAGCCGTCTTTATCATGCGCTCAGGAAGGACAATCGCCGTGCGTTGCTCTGCGCTGGGAGGACCGTCAAAGAACGGCTCAGTAAAGCGGGAGTCTCCCTTCGCAGTGGAAGCACTACCGAGATTGCGAAGGATTCTGTCTTTACGGCTCATAACTTGCCCTTGGTTGACTGGAGTACAAGCGCGCCCGCAATCTTACCGAGGTACCTGTGAACGTCCTTCGCAAGATGACGCGCCTTGATACCCGGATGAATCCAGTGTTTCCCAGGATCGTTAGTATGTTGACTGATCGTCCTGAAGGTCGTGTATCCCGTGGTCTGAATACCCTTTTTGGTAGCCTTACCCTTGCGTTGCATACCTGTGTAGATGCTTGTGGAGTGCCACGGCTGCTCTTTGCGGTTCAGGATGTCACGAGCTTGCTTGCCCATCTTCATACCTGGGTGCAGGCGCTCGCCGTGCACGCGCGTAGCGCCGCCCTGGTTGCTTACGGGAGCGCCAGGCCTCGACAGCGACGGCGCCAGCTTCTTAGCAACTGCGTGGATCGCCGTAGGCATGGGGATACCCACGTTGCGGCCTCCAGTACCAGGGGTGCCGTGCCGAAACGGAATCGACATGTACTTACCGTTCTTACCTGTCTTGGCCTTAGGGCTCGTCAGGAGCCACTCGCGCATGTCTCCGCCCTTGAAGCCCTGCTCCACCATGTTGGGGAGCTTACCGTTCAGGCTGAGGATTGCTTTGTCACCTTTGTCCTCGCGCTGCAGTCCGTTCACGTAGTCACGAGAAGTGGACCGCAGCTTGTTCTTAGCGAGCTTCTGCCACTTCGCCATAGCAGCTGTCGCTAGCCCATTCACAATGCGCGTACGGTCCGCCGAGTGAGGCAGCGCTGCTAGTATGGTCGCCTTAGCCCCGTCGAGGCTTACGGAAACAAGTGGGGGCTTCTTAGCCAAGTGGTAGACCTTCGGGCCCGAAACCCGAGGGTACCGAGACGATGGGGTCCATTGAAGGCACCCCGTTAGAGTTAGTTAGGAAGTCTAGTTTTGCCATGGCTTGTACAGGGTGCGCAATCACGCGGTCTGTACCTCCGCCTTTTCGCCCTGAAACGTCGTCTCGGGTGACGTGCATCCAAGACATGATCATGTAGATAGGGTGGTAGTCATAGTGGACGCTGACCACGGCTTTATCAGGTACTACGCGGTTTCCATGAGGGAGCCACTTGATCCAGCCTTCCTTGGTCACCTGGAAGTGAATGTCCTTCTCCAGGAAAGCCATTGTCCCGTCCGAGTTACGATAAACCAGAGCGGCTATGTCTAATATCCGGAAGCGCGCGCTGTCCACTCCGTCGGGGAGTACTTGTCTACGTCCCCTGCGGTTGCCCTTTATTAGCAACTCGTTCATGGGGATCATGGCGTCGCGCATTTCCAAGCTATCGCGGTAACCTAGTCGGTACTGCGGCTCCAGCGTGACGTTGACGCTGCCCTCTTGGTACAGACCGAACTTCTCGTAGATGCTGGTCTTCTTATCGAACTGCATCATGAGCGCCTGGATCTGCTGAGGCTGAACGTAGATGTAGCCGTCGCCTCCGCAGGCGTCACAGTCCAATACGGCTTGCTCTGTCTCTGGATTGAAGCAAGGGCATAACAAAGCTTTCCGCCAAACGACGTACTTGCCGTGTTGGCGAATGACGCGAACGAACTCGCCTTCACTCCAGTCCGCCCGAATCTTGCTCTTACCAAGCTCGTCCCCCTTAGAGGTTTGGACTGCGCCTGTGGTGTACGGGATTTCGACGGACCTGCCTGAATCTAGGCGTGGCGCTGCGGGTGCAATCTTCTTAGAACTCAAGGCCATCTTCTTCCCAAGTAACAGCACGCACTATCTGCGAGACTGCAGGTTGCGATATGCCAAACTTAGCAGCGAGCTGCACTTGCGTCGCCCCTTCGAGGTATTCTGCGCGAAGTTGCCGTACTTTCACCCAAGTCATGATGGAGTGTGGTCGCATTTCGCCTCGGGTGTGTCTTCGTTTAGCAACACAATCTCTTGCGTTGTCAGCTTGTGTACTTAGCTGTAAATGATCTGGGTTTACGCAGGCGCGCACATCACACTTGTGCATAACCACCATGCCTTTAGGAACAGGGCCTTTGTGAAGCATGTAGCTAGCTACATGTGCTCCGACCTTCGTGGTGATAGGCTCGCCTGGCTTGGTCCTTAGCCCTATATTACCATAGCCAGTGCCTGCTGTGCTTCCTGTCCATAACTGGCAGCCGTTCCCATTAGATGCAGCTACTTTTGGGTAGAATCGTTGTGCTAGTGTTAGTGCTCGCCTGGTCAGGTTGTACTTAGCTCGTGCTGCTGCCGTTCTATCTCTTGCCATGTAGTATTACAACATGAGTTTACGCGACAGTAAAACTGATCCCGTGGTAGTAGCGCCTCAGGTTTGGAATCTGCTTCTTCAGCTGCTCCAGGTATTGCTTGATACGCGCGCCGTAGCCCGCGTTAGTCGCGCTGGACGTGGTTCCGATGGTCTGGCTCAGACCGTCCATGGAAAGGCTTAGGTTGGCGATACCAGCGCCAGCAATCAGGTCTCCAAACACGTTGAAGGGGCCAAGGCTGGCAGCCATACCGATCAAGTCGATGATGTTGCGCGGAATCTGCCCCTCTGCGAAGCCCGCCACGTACTGAATCTGAAACAGGTGCGGTAGGTAATCCTGGCCGCCGTAGATCATAGGTAGGAAGTGTCCCCCCACTCCGATAGCGAACTGGCTTAGGGTACCTGTCGTAGGCACAATCTGAATCTGAGCGGACTCTGCATTGATGCGGAGCCACTCCTGCGGGTACGTGATAACCGTCTGTCCTGCGGGGTATTGTACTTTGAACTCCTCCACAGAGATCAAAGGCAAGTTGTCCAGCTTGATGAAGTTGAACGCTTCCCAGTCATTGCGGTAGTAGTCCTGTAGGTCGCAAAAGGTCGTAGGTAGTAGGGGTATGTCTAGCTCATGCTCCAACCACTGGATTGCTGCCAGGATGTAGTGTTGAAACACAGCATCCGACATGGGCTGGCCTGACTCGTCCGTTAGGTCCAGACCAAACAGGTACCTGCTCTTGAGCTGCGCCACGGTTAGCAAGTTCCGGAGCGCTAGGCCTTCGCCGGAAATAACAGCACTTGCGTCGGTCTTCCCACCCGTAACTGAGTTTAGGTACCTGGTACGGTAGAAGTAGCTAGGGGAGCCCGTGCCGTCGACTGCGCGATAGTCTGTCTGGCCTTCGTTGAGTACTAGCCTGGTGTCTGGTGCCGTTATCTCCTGCCAAGTGATCTGAGAGTCGCTGCTGCGCTCTAGTACCAAGCGGTCAAACCCACAGTCGCGCGCCTCCTCGATAGATGCGTCGCTGATATCGATAGTAATGCAGGTGCCCCGTTTCCCTGCTGAGATAGCAGGGCCCGAGGCATTGACTGCGGGGTCCAACAAGAAGTGTCGGTCGTTTTGGGCAAAAGAAGGCATGGTTTCCCTAGAAAAGCGCTTTCAGCAATGCTACTGCGGCAGCCAAAATGGCGCCACCTGCTCCCACGATTGCCACCTTCACTTGCGCAGCGCTGGCCTGTCGCTCCTTGATGAGGATGAACTCCTGACGCAGTGCGTCTAGCTCGCGCTGGGAAGCCTTTGTTGAAATCTGCTGAGTAGCGTCTGCACGAGATACTAAAGCGAGTTTCTCTAGCTCAGACCCTTGGATCAGCTGCTTAGTCTCAAGCAAAGAAATGTGACGTCGTTGCTCTTCTACTAAGTCGCGCAACCGTCCACGCTCCTTTGCCGCAGTCTCGTACAAGAGCGCGGTGGAGGCAGATATGCCAGCAAGCCTTTCATCCAGCCTTGCGATTTGAGCGTCGTCATTCATCTGCTAGATCTGCGAGAGTCAGTGGCGGTAGTGTGTTGGCTTCCCCAAGGACTTTACGCTCTGGTTCCGATAGTTGCGCGGGAGGCTTACTGGGATAGCTCTGCATTGATAACAAGTACGCCTTAGCATCTGCAGGAGTCTTGATATCTGACGCGGTTTTCCCAGATTCACGGATCCGTTTGAACGCCTGACCGCTGATTGAACGGTCTTGGCGCTCCGATTCTGACGCTTGCGGCGGTATCGTCATGCGGTCGTCAGGACTCTCAATATTTAGGATATTGCGAATCTCCTTGAGTGACGCCATGACATGCCCCCATCCCAGTAGCTTGTTCACCTCGTAGGACGCCGCTGGGGCAGTAGCTGCTAGGTAGTTCCGGACTTGGTGAATACCGCCCTCAATGCGGTCCAGGTGTCCGCTGACTGCTACGCCTAGTGTCGCTGTGCTGCTGGAGTCTGAAAACTGGCTTAGAGACTCCCAGGCTAGCTTTCGGTTCGTTACGTCCCTGTGATGTCGTTCAATAGCCTGGCGCAGGACGGATTCCAGCCTGTGTGCCTCAGGCGGCTTCTCTACGTAGGCTGCTGCGCCGTACTCTACTGCCTGCACTGCCGTTTCGATGTCCCCCATTGAGGACAGAATGATGATGGGCATGTCTGGGCTCTCACGCACTACCTGGACCACAGTGTCTAGCCCGTTAGCAGGCCCATCGAACTGCAGGATCAGGTCAAGCAGCACTGCATCGTACCGCTTGTAGCGAAGCGCGGTTAGCCCATTGCTGAGGTGCGACACCCTAGCAGGTGCAAACTTGACGGTTTTAGCCCTGTTTAGGGACCGTTCGATTAGACGCCAGTCGTCGTCATCGTCCTCAATGACTAATATTGAGTAGATACGATCTTCGGGTCTTTCATGTTGAGAGTTCATTCCACTTCCACCAGGCTACTAAGTTGTGGGCAAGTTCCCTGAAATCCCTAGGAGCTACTGGTTTTGCCAGGTAACCCGCTACTTGCAGATCCCACCCTCTGAAAATGTCGTCTTTTGACCTAGAAGAGGACAGCGCCACGATAGGTACGTGTCTGATGGCTGGGTCGGCCTTGGCTGCCTCCAGCACGTCGTGGCCGCTAATACCAGGCAGGTTTAGGTCAAGCAGTACTATGACTGGCTTCTGATTTGAGACGCTCCTCAGGTATGCAAGCGCCTCCTCACCTGTGACTACACGGGTAAGTTCCACGTCCGTCTGCTTACGAAAAGCGCGATTGGTGAGCGATGCGTCATCATCGTCATCTTCAACCAGGAGCACTCGTAAGTTGGGTCGCATTTTCGGAGGGGGCTGATTTTGGTAAATCGAACTGAACAATGGTCCCGCCTCCGGGCGCGTGGAATGCGAGAATCTTACCGCCGTGTGCCTCCACAATACGCTGACATACGGCTAAGCCCAACCCCATGCCAGGCACTTTCAGCGATTGGTCCCCAACTCGCCTAAACAGGTCGAATGCATTCTCGTGCATACCTTCAGGGATGCCCCTACCGTTGTCTTGCACTTGTACAACTGTACGGTAGGTGCCCTCTGTCACGCGTAAGGTCAGCAGAGGGCGCCTACTAGGGTGCGCAAACTTGATACTGTTCGCTATCAAGTTGCCTAGCAGCTGGTAGACCATGATAGGAGATCCCCAAGTCGCAGCATCAAGTGGGTCCTCTATCCGGAAGGTGGCAGCTTGTATCTGCTCGTCTGTCAGGTTGTCCTGGATAGCGTTGCTCCAGGCATGTTTCAGATCGAGCTTTTCTAGCGTACCCACTTCCCCCGAACGTGCGAACGTTAGGATCCCGTCTAACAGACCTTCAATACGTTCGCTGGCGGATCTGAGTGACTTTAGGTAACCCAGCATCTCTGGTGTGCATTTCAGACCTAGGTCTTCTGCGTCTTCAAGAAAGGCCTGGGCAAAACCTACCATGTGCCTTGTTGGCTTTCGTAGGTCGTGACTTAGTATGTAGGTCGTGCGTTCCAGCTCGCGATTACGCTGTACCAGACTAGACTCCGCCTGTCCCAGCGCGTACTGCGTCTCCATGAGACCAGTCACGTCTGTGTGTGCCCCTAGCATACGCGTAGGGACACCTTCACCATTACGTATGATGAGCCCACGGCAGCGGACCCAAACCCAATGCCCTTGCTTGTGCTTGTATCGCGCAACTTGATCGTAGTTGAAGTCTGGGTCCTCCTTGTGCTTCTCGAAGCTCTGAACAGCCAGGGGCAGATCCTCTGGGTGAATATTAGCCTGCCACCAATCCGCAGTATTCTCTAGCTCGCCGTACTCATAGCCAAACGTTGTGCAGAACTTAGGGCTCATCCACCCTGAGTTGCCTTCTTCCAGGTCCCAGTACCAGAGGCCATCTAGTGATCCTTGATCAATCCAATCAAAGATAGCGCTATCTGTGTGTACCAGGTTTAGTAACTCCGCATGTAGGTAGTGCATCGCTATTCTACGCTTATGTCAGGCTTAGTATCTGCCCGCTCAGCAGTACACTTAGTACAGTAGATAAACTCGCCTTCGCGGCTCCAACCCTCGCGAAGGCGCACCGTCTCAAAGGGCCTTGGATTGTGACCCTGTGCGGTTAGGCCGCAGCTATCACAAGAAGGATCAAACAAATAGCGCACTGTCACAGTACTGGCTTAGGAAGATCTTTGACAGGCATGTCTTGGCAGTCTTGGCAGGGCACTGCACACAGGTCTTTACCCTCGAAAACCCAGGTGTCAGGTAGCGTATCAGTAGGCGCCGCACCGGTAAAATCAGTTTGCATTACGCCTGGTTCCTCTGCGCCGCAGCAGTCGCAAAGTACGTTTATCCTTAGTTGCATAGTGACTCTTTCGGCTCAGACGACAGGCATCTCGTACGTGAGAAACCAGCCATAGTAGAAATATCTGTTCGCAGTGATTGTTCCTGTGGGTTTGATGGAGAACAATAGCTCGCCGTCCTCGTCCCACACGTAATCTCCTAGGTCGTAAACACGCTCAAAACGGTCTTGCGCGTTCAGGGGCAGTACGGCCATACCAGGCTCTTCACGCCAGAGAACATTGATGATGTCAGTTACTGTGTCCTCGCCATCGTTGTCAAAGCCCGTAGCCCACCTCGTGACAGGGTTAGGGACACGGTGGGACATGCCCATATTTAGCTCGGTCACCCCTACGCTGCCGTGCCTGGGCAAACTACGTCGATGGCTTGCTGAATGGTAGCCGCGACGCTGTTGCCCAGAAGTTCGTAGCCAATGTCGTTGAGGTGCACTTGGTCGTCGTATAGTGATGCGTTCCAGGCGACGGTGTTGTACGCGTCGTACACTAGAATGTCCCTGGCCTCCGCGAGGGCTATGATCTTAGGAACGTAGTCCGCGAGATTGAGCCTAGCCTGATCGTATACCACGCTTGCGGTAGGGCTAATAGGAGGCGGGGTGACCACTACAATCTCAACGGCCTCTTCCTCGGCCAGAATCAGAGTAAGTAGCGCATCGAACGCAGCAGGCGTCGCGGTACCATCGTAGGTAGCACCTAGGTTATCCTCGCAGTCGTTGGTACCGATCATGAGTACGAGCACATCGGGTCTGTATGGCGTGCCTACCCCCAATCGGCTAGGCAGCCCTGCTGTCACGTCTGCGATATCAGCGTCACTAAGTCCGTAGTGCTGTATGGGTGGGGTTCCTTCGCTACCTACGAAATGGTGGATACCGTCATTTGCGTTGAGGTACTGCTGTACCGCTAACAGGTATGAAGTGCTGTCATCAGAGCTACCAATGCCCTCCGTGAGGCTGTCGCCCACACCCATGATACGCGCGTGCCGTGGGAACGTGCCTGGATTCTCGTTTTCGAGGTTACCCATGGTTGCGCGCAACTCTGCCCTCGACATAGCGCGGTCCATGGTGAGCAGTGCTGCAATGTCGATTTTCGCGAAGAGTGCTCCGCCGTCGAACTGCGCGAACATACTCATCGCGTTTTCATTTCGAAGCTCAGTACCCGCGTAAGTCGTCTCGTCTAGCAGTTCCCTGCCTCTGTAGAGAGTTACGGCGCCTGCGGGGTCGTCACAGTGGAAGATGAGCGCTTGCGGGCCCTTTTCGTAACCCTGTACTGCGAGGTTACGGTGTGCGTTCTCGAACAAGCCGTAGTTACCAACAATGCCGTTAGGTCGAATCTGCAGTGCGAAACGAGCAGCGTTCCGGCCTTCGAAAAAGAACTTGTTGAATCCTGCGAGGGGGATGTCATCGGTCATTTCGCAAATCACAACAAACGTGTGGCTCGTAGCCGCTCCGTGACTGAGGTTTGCTACGACCAGTGCGTCATTCACTCCATCGGCGGAGTACGCAGGCATGCCGTAAGGGCCATTTGCTATATAGA